AGACGCGCGCACGCGCGCACGCGCAAACGCGCGCGCACGCGCACGCGCTAAACAGCAAACTGCCCGGAGGCCCAGGCTCCGAGCAAACACCCCGACATCCCGTGGCCCCTCTGGAGGCCCCGGGAACTGCTCCGGGGCCCCCAGAGGGGCCGAGGGAAGCCCCCGCCAGGGCGGGGGCATACGTCACAACTACAGCAAATGCAACAACACCAGCGAATCCGGCTACGCCGGAGGGGCCCCAGGGGTCCCAACCGTTCCACCAGCAACAACAGGCTCAACAACGCCAAGCTTCTCCAACTGAGGACGAAGCTTCTCGAACTTATCCTTATCGTGGGCCGCATCCAGCCACACGGACACATCATGGTCAAACACCTCACGGACCTTAGAAGGCAACGTCATAAACACCTTCTCAGCCTCTTTAGACTGATACATCACGTCCGCAAAGTCCTGAAACTCCGAAACATCACGGAACTGGAGATCCACCGAGCGCAAATGCTCGATAATACCAACTTGCTTGTACTTCGCAAGAATATGCTTCATCTCCGTCCGATACAAATCCGACTGGACAGTCTTAGACGGCTCCACATTCACCGTCTGCACACGCGGCTTACGCCGCACCTCCGAGTACACCTTCGGCATCATCGCCTCCCGAGAATGGTAGTAAGCAACGGCATGAGAAGCTGGAAACCCTTGCCACCAGCACCCGCCGACTGAAAGAGATCGGCGATAGCCTTACGCTCGGGAACACTGAACCGAGCCAACTCCGCCTCACTCAAGGACCGCGCAGAATTCGCCTTAGTCTGCGCCACCTCCGAATCCAACAGATCCAACAGGGGACGCTTCACCGTCCCTTCCGGCGTGAAAAAATACATGTATCGGGCAGTGTCGAAATCCGCCTTGATACCCGACTGGCGCGCCTCGAAACGCGCCTTCTTCGTCTCCTCCCGAGTACGCGCGACCGTCTCATCCAGGAGCTGCAGGTTCTTCCGAACCATCAGAGACTGCATCGCGGAAGACACCGAATCCTGAGCAGGCGCAGCCTGAGAGCCACCGGCCATGCTGCCGCCCGGGGCACTAGCACCACCTCGCGAATACGCCACCGCCGGGTTGATCCCGGCAGCCTGCATATCCGCCACCGCGGCTTGCCACTCCGTGTTCCGCATCCGCTCCTGAAAGGCACGATTCACACCAGCTTCCGCGGCCTGAAACTGACGATTCCTCGCCGCCTCACGCTGATTGATCTGGTTCGCACGCTCAGCGCCGAACATCCCTAGGGCGCCTGTAATCACCTCCCCGAGTGGAAAAGGCATCAGAACCTCGGGGGAGCGAGCGAAGGAGTGGGACGCACCGGCAGAATACGCGCAACCCGGTAGTCGAACCGACCATCGATGATGAAATCCGGCTCCGTATCCACCGTCGTCACACGCGACATAGGCGTAGCGTCCTCGATAAACGTCTGATTGAGAGACGCCACCGTGAGATCCTCCGCCAAATGCCAGTAGTCCAGCGAGCCCGTAGCGTCGGACGCAAACTTGCCGGTAATGAGCGACTTGGCGAAACGGTACTCCGCATACCGCTCCTGATACCCGAACACCTCATCGTCCGTCGCATCGTCCTCAACGAACAGCTCCCGCTTGTACACCGGCTGTTCGCCCAAATTCACGAACTCCGGCCAGAGGAAGTCATACCGCGTCGACCGCGACCACATCCGGTCGAGACCCTGTTGGTACGAGAGCTGACCGCGCGCCCGAAGGATTCCGAGAACCCAGCCGTGCTCAACGAAGGACTTGGCCCAGGACGCGCGCAGAACCCCTACACCCGTACCAGCAAGCTGACCCTGATCCTCCGTAGCCGTGGCCGAAGTGTTGGCCACAGGGGACACATTCACGAACCCACGACCACCGCCGAGGTACTCCGGCCGTTGCGTGCGGTAGTCCGGCACATCCACGCCAAAGTGAGCCCGAATCAGCTCGGGGTGACGAGTACCGCCCCGAGCATCCCGCTCGAGAAGCCGTTGGATGGCCTCAGCCTCGCGGAGGGCGTTGATCGTCACCGCAGTGACCGCCGAAAGGTCCGCATACAGCTCAGCACCGTTCTCCTGCGTACCGCCCGCCAGAGACGCGCCGCTCGTGTCCAAGTTGTACTCATTCGAGCCCGTGACCGGCAGCACGGTAACCACACCAGTAGCGCCCGCACTCTGATTCATGCGGATGGGCGCCGACGCCGAACCCAACGCCAAACTGACCGGATCGCCCTTCTGGAGATACGGCAGCGCCGAAGTGAAGTAATCGTGCTTCTTCGCAGACTTCAAAAGCGTCTTCGAATGAGCGTTCAGCGTAGCCGTATCCGTCGTCAGATTCGCCACCATGGCGATCAAATTTTGATCGCGATACCACTCATTGTAGATCATCCGGTAAGCCCTGAACGGCAACGCGTTCACATCCGTCAACCCAGGGTCCAAACCCACCGGCACACCCATGTACGTCGCCAGCTCCGAATGGTCATAAGGATCACCATCGGCCACGATCGGAATCGTGTAGTCCACATCCTGGGCACCCGCCGCATCATGGGCCCCAAGAAAATACTCCCAGTTGTCCCACAGCAACCGATTCGGGACGAAGAAGAAGTCGATGTCGACCCCGATATCATCCATGATCGGAGCATCAAGAGGGGAGAAAATCCGCAGGAAAGCCTCCAACTTGCACGTCTGCGTGTCACCAGGGATCACTTCCCGCACGAAATACGGAATGAGATACCCTGCATCGAACGTCGTCTTGTGCGAATGAGTCAAATCGAACTGAGAGCGACCCATGCGCATCTGAGGCGCCTGATACCGACTGGCACCACTTGGCCGAGAAACGTTGACCTGAGTCACCCGACCACCTCCAACGCCTTCCGCGGAGCGTCAACGAAGGTGATGGCAACACCCAGCGAGTGAGGCGTGCCCGAATCGATCAACCCACTCTCCTGATTGAACGTCCCGAGATGAAACAGCGTGTAATCCTCGGGGAACTTCGCAAACTGATGACCCTCCTTGTTCACCAACTGGCGAAACATCCGCATGGCCACCTCCTGAGTCTCCGCGAAGAACGGCTCGAGGTACCGCCGCGCCGCAGAATCGTACACCGTGAAGATCTCGACCCTCATATAGCCGCCCTCTCCTGGAAAAGCGCAACCTTCGCGCGGTGAACCTTCTCTTTCATGATCAACTTCTCGTCCCCAATCTCGACAATATCCAACAGCCGCTGCTCCTTAACCGCCATCATGACGTCAGGGTGATGCTGCTCCATCCACTTGTCGTAATACCGAGGCGGCTTCAACTCGTGACCATCCATGACCACAAAGTCACGGGGGTATACGTCACGCCAGTACCGTTCAATCCAACGCCGGCCAATGGCTGGCCTACGCGACATACGCCCATACTCCCGTTCGATCTCGACCAACTCTCCCGTACCAGGATCAACCCGTGTGTAATGATCGGGGTTGTCCCGCTGGCGGACCTTCTTTCGCACGTAACCAGCCACATAGCGAGCCGCTCCATACGTCAATCCGGTGAACTCACAGAGTCCAAGACCCCACCAGGATTCAAGGGAGTCCGACCGGAACACAGGAGCCCCATTACGATCAAGAAGATGCTCCCGATCGTGAAAAGGTACGCCAAAAAGGATGGCGTGATAATGGGGGCGCGCCGTCCGATCTCCATACTCTCCACAGAGGTAGTATGAAATGGGCGACGGAACTTGATGCCGCGCACGCTTAAGAAAAAGTGTAGGATCCCGAGGATCCAACGAACCATTCTCAGGAACACGGTCCGGAGAGTACGTCAGGGAAACGAACCACGCCGGGGAAACGACATCCCCTTCGTGTACCAACCGAACAGCCCATCCACGGGCCTGATCCGAGCGGCAACCCAAGCAATGCCCACACGGCACCCGAACCCGGTCGAGGACCTTCCGTCCGAGCTTGGCCAGCGACTTCCGACCGATGGTAACCTTCGACGGGTGATAGCACGCCACTACTGCGGCAGGGACGCCAGCACTCCCTGCAGAACAGCGAGGACCCAGCCGCCCCAGGCGACGACCTTCGTGAGAAAGCGCTTCACAGCCGGATACCTCCCCGCATGTGATGAGCCGCAATCCGATTCTTCGGATGCTCGCGGTTCACCCCATTGCGGAACGTACGCTTCGACTTCCCCCGAGACATCCTCGAGCGAGCCATAGGTACCTCCAAAGAGTGAGAAGAGTGACACTTAACGGTCTACTCACAATGCACTAGACAGCCTGAGGCTGTCAATGGGCACATAGTAGACAAGGAGAACTATGTGCCCAAACGGGACCGCTTACCGTAATCGGTACGGCTAACGCCCCGAAAGATGCTGGCCAAAACAGCAACAACAACGCCTATGGCGTTAAGGAAGCGCAGCGCGCGCCTTCGGCGCGCGGCTGCGCCACGTAGCACCTCGCGGAGCTCGGTGCCACAAACAACAAGAAGAAAAACGAACACCGCGGTACCTCCGCAGGGTTCGAAAACTGAGGCAATCGTGGAAGGGGGGACGCGCGCACGCAAAACGCGCACGCGCAAAGAAATGTAACGATTGCGTAACAAGATAAGAAACAATGAAAACGCGCTTGACAACGAAAACGCGAACGATTATATTCAGGCATGATAAAACAATACGAGCTGTTCC